GTCTGGCCGCGAACCGTCATAGAGCGGCCGAGCTTGCTGACGCGGTGCTCGGAGTGGTACTTCGGCACCGGGTAGTTGTAGCGCGGGTAGGCCGCCGTGTTGAAGTGCAGCGGTGCAAACGTGCGTTTCCAGTAGTGCAGCGAGGCGCGCGCGGCGGTCTTGAACTTACCGGACAGGCCCCCGTGCCGGTCGGTGCCATCGCCGACGAGTTCGCGGCGCAGGTTGGACACGTCCGTCTGCCGGAACTGGTACCATGCCCGCATGGTGCGCGCTCGAGCCATGGTTACACCGTCTGCGCTCCCCAGCGGTCGACGTCGAAGCGGTAGACGTTCACGACGTAAGGCCAGTCTACGCTGTCCTCTTCGTCCACGTCGAAGCCGTTGAGGGTCGGCGGCATGAGTTCGGTGTAGGAGTTGACCAGCAGATGGTCGGCAGTGCCGGAAAGCGCCGCCATGGCGGACACGATGCCATAGACCGTTTCGCCGAAGGCCAGGAGTGCGGCAGAGCGTGCGGCTCGCGTGGCGTCCTGTTCGGCGGTGAGCCGGTCGAAAAAGACGGCCTCAATGGCGAACTTGGCGCGGAAGGCATTGCCGCCGCCGCTGCGGCGAGTTCCGTCGTAGGGAGTGCGGTACAGGAGCATGAAGGGCATGATGGACGGCGAGAGCTTGTCGCTCTCGACCATCTGCACCTTGAGCCGCGCCGCGGCCTTGCGGACCTCGATCTCGGCGGTCGGGTCCACACCGGCCCAGTTCTGGAAGGCGGTGGTCGCAACGGCCAGTTCCAGGAGCCGGGCGGTCGGTTCGGTTACGGTGCCCATGCGTCAATCTCCATGCGGCTACTTGCGGGAGGCCCCGGCCGCGCCAACCGAACTGACGGAGAGGCGCAGGTGCCATACGGCGTCGTCGGCGAACACAATGCCGACGATGCGCCACTCGGTCCCGTCTTCGTCTTCGAGCTTGCCGTAGTAGCCCTGCCTTACTTCGGGCACCTCTGGCACCTCAGCCTTGCTCGCAACGAAGGTGGCCGAACTGGTCGTGGTGCTGACGGTGGTGCGCGCGTCTCGCCGGGTGTTCTGCGCCCGGATGGTAAGCGGCCCGGTGGCGCGGACGGTGTAGGCCTGGTCTCCAAGGGTCAGCGTGACCGTCTGCGACCGCGGGTTGTAGGCCGCGGCACAGTAGGCCTGTTGCCGGGCGGCCCGCATACGCGACCGGATGCTGTCGGTATCGGCCATGGGCTACCCCCTGCGGCGTCCGACCCTGGCGGGCTTGGCCGGGGTCGCCACTTCGACCGTTGCGGCGGCGCTGGCGGATTCCGCGACCAGTTCGGGCGCCGGCGGGGCCGGCGGGGCTGCGACCTCTTCGCAGATGCCACGCTCGACGGTCCACCGTTCAGCTTCGGTGGCGTCGAACTCTTCGCCGGGCCGGTACAGCGTCCCGTTGTGGACGACGCCGCCGCCGTTCTGCCCGATGACCTTCAATCGCAGTGCCATGCTGTGTCTCCTGTGCAAAAAGGTGCGGTCCCCGCCCCGGCTGGACCTACCGGAACGGGGACCGCCGGGAGATGCGCCACGGGACGGCGTGAGGGGGCGCCGCCCGTGGACGCGCGACGGTGCTCTGGCTTACGCCAGACCGTTGGTGCAGACGATGGCGCCGGGCTGGGGCAGGCAGGCGCACGGGCTCGATTCCATCTGCAGGTACTCGGCGGAACCGTCCGGCTCGGCCCACGTGTGGGTGAAGTAGCGGCCGACGTAGGGCTGGCCGCCGTTCATCTGCAGCGCCTTGAGGTTCTGGATGGCGCCGTAGACCATCTTGCTTCCCATGCTCCGCGAGGTCAGTACGAACTTCTTCAGCGGGATCATGGGCTGTTGCGCCGAGGACGTGTCAACGTAGATCTCGCTGTAGGTGAAGATTTCCACCTGCAGGTCGGCGTAGGACAGGCGGCCAAGGTACGTGACCTTGTTGTCGTACACCGCCGGGTTGAAGCCGCCCAGCTCGTAGCGCCGGTTGTCCAGGTACGCCTTGACCTTCGTGTCGTTGAAGAGGTACTTGACCAGGCTGGACCCGACAATGAGGATGTCGGGCCGGATGCCGCAGCCATTCGCCATGTTACGGCTGTACGTGGCGAGCTGCTCCAGGATGTCCACCGAGGCGTTGTCCCAGAGGCTCGTGCCGGTCTGCGTCGGGAAGTTGGCCGTGCGCGTCGCCGTTGGAATCCAGTCCACCTGCTCCACTGCGACCGGGGCCGCGACGCCATCAATGGAACGGTAGATGGTCAGCTTGCCGGTCGTGAGGACGCGCGCGGCCTGGATTTCGCGGGCGCGGACGAAGATGTTGGCCAGGGTGCCGATGTCCTGCCCGCGCAGGTAGGCCAGGCGCTCGGCCGGGCTCTTGCCGTTGTAGACACCCTCGCCGGGCAGGGCCTTGGCGAGGTCGGCGTAGGTCGTCGGGCGCTTGTACTTCAGGTACGGCGCCCGGAAGGTGTTGCGGGCATACCCGGGGCGCGCCACGACGACGCCATCCTGGATGGGGTTCACGTACACCGGCTCGTTGCGGGTGCCGGTGTCGATCTTGTCGAGGTCGATGTACTCGGTCTGCATCTTCTCCCCGTCGGGGAAGAAGGTGTCCGCGAGCCAGGTCTTCGGGTCGGTGCGGTCTTCGACCACCTGCAGGAGGGTTCTCGGGTCGGCAATGTTGACGCGCATAGCGATGCTCCCTGTCTTGTGCTGTAGCGGCTGCCCGCCGGGGCAGGTTCAAAGCCATCCCGGCGGGCCTGCGTGGTTGCCGTCCTTACGGCGTGTAGCTGGCGTCGCACTCGATGCCGAGCTGGTCCTTGAGTGCCACCTTGAACCCGGCCACCGTCAGACCGGACGGGGCATTGAGACCCGCCTCGCGCACGGCCCCGCCCTTGACCATCAGGGACGGGTACTGGGCTGCCGAGGTCGAGTCGCTGGCCTCCACCAGGACGCCGGCCAGCAGGTTCTCGTAGCCCGTGGCCTCGGAGACCGTCCCGGCGTCGGCAATGGTGATGGTGAACGTGTCGCCGACGGCAAAGTCGGTGGAGCCATCCGCCAGGGTGCAGCCGAAGCAGGGCTCGGCATAGGCCACGCCGACGGTGAGGTCGGCCTGGCGGTCGCCGTTCGGGGCGATGACCTTGAACGTCCCGCCATTGCCTGCCACGGACGCCACGGTGATGGTGAACTGGTCGCCGGCCGCGAAGTCGGTGGCGCCGTCGGTGATGGTGAACGCCAGGCCGTTGGCACTGTACGCAGAGCCGACTGTCACAACCCCGAGGGTCACGCCATTGGGGTCTTCGAGCGTGAACGTGCCGAGGTCGGTGTAGGGCTCGGCGCAGACCAGCCGGTAGACGCCGGGGATGGCACCGGCGCTGACGGTCGGGGCGGCGGTGATCGTGCCGTCGCCGGTGTTCCCTGCGACAGCGGCACCAGCGGCGGTGCCGGCCGTGGCGGCGCCGATGGCCGTGCAGGTCAGCGTGTAGGCGCCGATGCGGGCGGCCTCGCCCGGCGTGACGGTGCCCATGACGCCGTTGCCGGTGTTGCCGGCCCCGGCCGCGCTGGTGGCGGACAGGTTGCGCTTCATGATGTCGCCGATGCTCTTGGAGCCATCGCCGGCCTTGTGCTGGAGGGCCTTGACCGTGCCCCACTCACTGATGAGGTTGGCGTAGGTCACCGTTTCGACAGAGGTAAGCGGCATGGTGTGTTCTCCGTAGTGTGGCGGCGGTTAGCGCCGCGCGGCCTTGGTGCCTGCCTCGAACGCGGCAAGCACCTTCTTGTCGTCCTCGGCCGCCGTGTCGGTATCGCCGCCCTTGGCGTGCACGGGCGGGCGCTTCTCCAGATCGTCCACCTTGGCGGTCAGCGTCTTCACCTGCGCCTGGGCCACCTTCTCGGCGTCACGGACCGCGGCAAGGGCCTTCTCGGCTTCGGCCTTGGCCGTCATCAGCGCGGTGTTCTCGGCGTTCAGGCGTTCCACGTCCTTCTGCTTCGCTTCGAGGGCGGCGGCGTGCTGCTCGCGCATGGCGACGATGGCGGCGGCCACGTCATGCCCGGCCCGGTGGCAGGCTGCGACAAACTCGCCCTGGCCCTCGCCAAAGGCCGCCACGAGTGCGCTGAGGCGGGCCTCGGCCTGCGCCTCGGTCTCGCCGTCCTTCGGCTTGCTGAATAGCTTGAGGATGTTCATGTCGTGCTCCATCTGGCGTGCATCGCCAGTCGCCTTTGCGGAAGCGTCAACCGACAGCACCAGCGCCGCGGCAATGCGCAGGCGCGTTTGGCTGTCTGCGCCGACGGGGATGACGGACACTTCCCGCAGGACCGACTTGGTGATGTGGTAGAAGGGCGCGGTGTGGCTCTTGCCGTTGACCGTGCGCGCCCCGCTCTCGACCAACTCGTATTCTGTCACCTCGGCCCCGATTGACAGTTGCCACTCGGCACCGGCCCTAGCCTGCTCGACGATGCCCTCGGCAGTGCCGCTCGAAGACACGATCTCGCCGTCAACCATCAACACGCCGTCCTCAATCCTGGCGCGGATGATGCCCACGCGGGCGCTTGTGCGGTTCTCGTGGTTGGCCAGGAGCGGCACGCTCTCGGGGATTTCGAGTCCGGCCAGGTCAACGACGATGGGCTCCTTCCATTGGCCCACGTCCATCTTGCCGCCCGTGTAGGCGACACCGGAAACGCGAACCGGCGAGCCGCCGGTCGCAGCGATAAGGAACAGGTCAGGCATTGGCGTCTCCCTTGTCGCCGGCCTGGCCGGCCGGCAGCTTCCCGAGCGCGCCGGGCTTGACCCCGGCGGCAATCAGCTTCGGGTCGAAGGGGTTACTGAAGAAGAACTGCCTCACGAGGTCGCGCGGCTGGCCGGCGGCGTCCGCGGCGGCGTCGATGGTGGCCAGCGTCTCGATGATCTCGCGCACGTTGTCCTCGGGCTGGCGGTCGAACAGGTTGGCCATCTCAAAGGCCGGCGTGGTGATGCCGGAGTTCATGCGCTCGATGGCGGCCTTGGCCTCTTCGCCCTCCTGCAGCGAACGCCAGCCGGACGGCACGACAACAGAACGCCACCAGTCGTCGCGCCAAGGCAGGTCGCCGTCGCGGATGGCTTCGTAAATCGCCATGCGGTAGTTCGGGACGGTGTAGCTCTCCACGTACCGGCGCTTCTGCATGCGGCAGGCGATGCGGAACTGCTCGATGGCGGCCTTGCTGGCGCTGAAGTTCGTGTCGGAGAAGTGTAGGAGCAGGATCTCAATGGGCATGGACAGGGGCGCGCCGATGAACCGCATTGCCATCTTGGTGAAGGGGTCGAAGTGCCCGCCGGGGGTCTGCAGGCCCTCAATCTTGAAGTCTTCGTCGGTCCCAATCGGAATGACCGCGCCCGCTTCGAGGTAGGCGACGCGCGGATAGGCGTCGTCCACGGTGTCGTCGGTTGTGTCGCTGCCATTGCGCGCCACGTTGAACGCGGACTTGGTTCCGCCCTTGCGGTCGGTCTTGTGGACGCCGACGATGTTGGCTTCCTGTGCGGCGCGCTCGGAAACCGCGTCGTAGTAGTCGCCAAAGCGTTCCAAGTCGTCGATGACGCACGCGAGCGGGGCGGTGCCACGCAGGCCACTGGCGAAGCTGCCGCTGTGGATGTAGTTCGTCACCTGCAGGCGGCCGAACTCGGCATGGTCGAGAAACGCCGGGATGAGGGTCATATTGGATTCGGCCGGGTAGCCGTCGGTGGCGCTGTAGTCGCCAATCCAGAAGCCTTCCAGGGTGCCGTCGGCGTTGAACTGCATCCCGTCTCGGCACAGCGCGCTGTTGACACGCTCACGCGGGGTCTGGCACTGCGCTTCCTCAAAGAGCTGGACGCCGCGGGAGGAGCGGTAGACGAACACGCCACCCTCGCGGGAGTGGTGGAAGCAGGCCAGCAGATGCACGCCCCACTCGGAGCGTCCCGGCAGGTTCGGGAATGCGAAGTGCGCTTCCGACGTGCGCGCGTCAAGGTACTGGCGCGCCAGTGCGTTCCATTGCCTGTCGGAGGTGGTCGGTAGAATGCGGAAGCCGGTGCCGACGACGTTCTCCACTTCGGCATGGACGATACGGCGGAAGATGCCGTTGTTGCGGTAGGCGTCGCGGCACGATGCGATGTCGGCCAGGCGCGAGGTCGGCGGCGCTTCGTACTCCTGCGAGCGGACGGTGCCGAACGAGCGCAGGGACCGCATGCGGTACTGCACCACGGACTGCCCAGACAGCG